AAATCATACTGTAGTCTATTTACTCTATTTTTCAAATCTCTTAATTCTTCTTTTTCTCTTTCATTCATGATGCCAACCTACTAAAACCTTTTATCTTCTCATATTTTAGCACACTTTCAAACCTATCGTCCATACCTGTCTTATGTGATATCACAAATACATTAGCATCCTTAACTACAAATCGAATGATCTTAAGAAACTCCTCAGTTCCATACCCATCAAGGGAACTATCAAACACTTCATCCATAATAAGAAGATTAGTATTAACAGAATTCTTATATCTAGCAACCTCCCTCCATGTAAAAAGAAGTGCTAAGTCTATTCTCATCTTCTCTCCTTCACTGAAAGAAGCATAAGAAAAATTATCATGAATGGGGGACTGTACGGTTTCATTAAACTCCTCATCAAGAGTAAAGTTAATATCGAAGTCCATCATCTGCAGATACCTATTGACCTGCTGATTAATTAATGGAAGATACTTCTTGATGATCTTAGATTTAACTCCACCGTCTTTTAGCAAGCTATATGAAAAATCATGATAGCGTATAGTGTCCTTCTTAGAGGCTAATGCCTCATATGTTTCTTTTAAATTGTCTCTAAAGGATTCTAACTTCTCATGCTCAGTATTTCTGTTTGCAAGTTGTTCGGTAATTGTTTGAATTTCCGATTCCAGATCCTGCTGCTGTCGTTGACATCCAGCGATAAGAGTATTGTTTTTAGAAATGCCATGCGTTAGTGAAGTAACCTCCTTGGATAGTTTTATAAAGTGATGCTCTCGCTCCTCCTCTTTTTTAATTGCCTCCTCTAGTTCTTGATAACCAGATTGCAACTCCTTTATCTTATCTTGAGCATCACTAATGTTATTTAACCTAAACTCTTCTTCTATATCTTGTTTACAAGTAGGGC